GTGGTGATGTATCTTCTCTAGCAAGCAACACTGCAAGCAACTGTCGAGTTCCGTAATCACTGATATCAAAGGCTTCCTGGTCGGCAAGATAAGCCTTCAGAGCACGAGTAATTACTCGGGATCGTGTTCCCTTGGTTTTGGTCTTCAAATCCCTGGCAATTGACACCGGGATGTTGGCTGAAATTATGGTTTTTAGTTCCCCCATGATTAGTCCATTTCGTCTTTTAATAAATAAGTAACTGAAGAAATTAGGTTGGGAGGTCTAGATGTGTGGCTGCGCCCCAAATCCTGCCAGTGACGGCCCAGATGTTCAAGACTAGGGTTGATAATAATATAAATACCCTGTAGTGTAGAAAATACACTATGGCAACATCCAAAACAGGTAGTTTCTACCTCACCGACACGGCTCTACTTCCAGCAGGTTCTGTTGCCGGAACTAGAGTTCAAGCAACAATCGATCTAGGCGCATACGTTAACGTCCCAACTGGTCAAGCAATCGCAATAGAATCAGTAGATTTCATCTACCAAACAGCAGATGGAAATGGTTCTGGAAATGAATTACTTGCAGCAGATGGCGCAATCGGTGTCCAACTAACCGACTTGAATCCACAGACAACTCTACTAATTGCTGACGATCAGTCACTAATTGCAAGCGGATGTCTAAACATAGATTTCAGTGGTAACGTAGTTTCCCACACTTCAGACCTATATCCAGATAACTTTGGCCCTGCTTCTCTTAGCGAGGCATTCATGGTTGTCAACGATACACTATACATTGTCGCAGGAAACAACGTAGCCGCAACTGGAACACAAGCAGTTTCAGTTACAGCAAGAGTACGTTGCCGTGTAGTCAAGCTCTCCCAAAAGGACTGGATGAGCATAGCGATCCAACAGACAGCCTCAGACAACTGAGGTGGATAGTGTGGCTGATGATACACTTACTGAAGTTATTCTTGCTGCCTTTATGGCGGGTGTGGCTTCCACTGCAAAGGCTGAGGCTAAGAAGGCAGGCAAAAAAGCAGTCAAAGGTACGCTTGAGGCTGGAATTAACATCGGAAAGTCTGCCGTGCTTGGAACTCCAATCAAGCCAAGAAAGACCAAACGAAAGAAGTCTTCCTATGGAATTGCCTACGGAAAGAACTTCAAAAGACTAGCATCTGCTAACAAAAAGAAAGATGGATCGTGGAAGAAGGATGGTTTCAAGCGAACTCAGAAACAAGCCCATACAGCAACGAAGAAGGAGATGAAATAAAATGGCCAAAGATTCTACACGTGCACTTACTGGAATGAGGACATTATCTAAACAATATATGTCCGGTGTTATGGATTGGACTCTTGAAGATAGTATCTACCGCTTTAGGCCAGCTCCCCTTACTAGCGGACCACTGTACGCTCCTACACAATGGCAAGGCGTAGATAACAAAGCCATGCTATTCACTGAATCTTATTTTGACTTGTCTGGATATGAATTGGATGATTTAACCGTAGGCATTGTAGATGCTAGAGTTCAAGACCCGGGCGTCTATACTTACAGCGGTTTGGAAGACGTCTTCTTCTGCTATGACATTTACAGTCAAGAGAGATTAACTATTGACGATCTAAAACTAATGAAGAGTCTTCATACACTAGAACGAATGTCCGCACCAGGTATGGCAGAGGGTCCTTTAGACCGTTCTCAAATTGTCTTTGGTATGTGTAGATTATTCGCTAAGAATGCCAACATTACTGGATTACCTACAATGATGCTCAATACAAGAACTGTTAGGTTTGGTTCTGGTAATGCTACCGCGGTACAGAAATTATGGACTTACAGAATAATAGTATTTATACAAACTCCTGCTGGTGGGGATCGTATTGTAATACCTGCTACTACTCACTTAATGATTGCAGACGTACAGAAGGAAGACGAGTTACCATACATGATGCGACTAAGTAGGTCGTACGAACTATCAACAGGTAATTAGAATGTTCAATTACGTCTATCTATTACGTGTACGTAACCGGTTAGAAGAGAATGTACGTAGAAGTTTTGGTAGTAAAATATTGATGCCAATTGTAGCTTCGAATTCCAGTGTTGTAACTGATAGAGGATATGCTCCAGTTCAGGAAAAAAGGATCAATGATTTAGTTAAGCCAAAAACAGGTGGACTTCAAGCATTGAAAGATGCCAATCCAGAAATAGACTTCGATACTGATTGGAATTCCATTCAGTTCGAGGGAGAAAGAGATAATTCAGATTGGTTAAATCCATATGCGCAAGAAGAACGTGATCCTAGGGAAGATTACCAGTGGGAAATTGACTTCTATGAACGTGCATCTACTGGCGATCAGTATTGGTAACTTGTGGTTGACAATCAAAACACTCGTAATAGTCAGTGTCTGGATGTTCTGTGATGATTTGGCTAACTTCTTTTGACCAGCAATAGCAATCACATAGTCTGCATAAGACATAGACATCCATTACTCTTCCTCCTCAATTTTCAAATCCCACACAAGAGTACCTAATTGAGGATGAGGTTTTATCTTCATTCGTAAATCAAGACCACAGTCTCCCCTACAACTCACAGAGACGGTGTCATGTGAAATACAAGTATAAACATCTGATCCGCAATCGGTACAAAATGTAACTTCTTGAATATTCATTCTTCTTCATCTCCACATTCATACTCGCCCGACGGATGGTCGGCCATGCAAAAGATGTAACCACACTTTTCGCAATTCATGCGTTCAACTCCGCTAAAAGTAATGCTTTCAATTGTGGTGATGTATCTTCTCTAGCAAGCAACACTGCAAGCAACTGTCGAGTTCCGTAATCACTGATATCAAAGGCTTCCTGGTCGGCAAGATAAGCCTTCA